TGGTGATTCTACTGCCACTTCTATCAATAAAGCAATTTTTGGTGAAACCTCTGATCAGATTGGTATTTATGTTGGTATGAACTGTACTGCAATGATTGAAGAGAAAGATGCAGCAAAGTTCCTGTATCGTTACAATAACACTCCTCTGGAAACTGTTATTGACACCGATATTAAGAAGTTGGTTGAGGACCGCTTCAATATTGAAACTGCAAAATACACTTCTACTGAACTGGGCGCCGCAAAGGGCGAAATTATGGAAGCAGTTAAAGATTACGTTATTCCCTACTTTAAAGAATACGGTATTACTATTACTGTTCTTGGCATGAAGGAAGGCGTTTCTTATGAAAATGATGAAATCCAGAAAGCTATTGATAAGAAGTTTGCTTCTGAGCAAGAACTGGTAATTCAGCAGAATAAGAATGAAGCAAATCTCGCCAAAGCAGAGGCTGAAGCAAAGGCAATGATTATGCTTGCTGAAGCTCAGGCACAGGCTAATAAGCTATTGTCTGACTCTCTAACTCCTTCACTGCTTGAAAAGATGTATTACGAAAAGTGGAACGGTATTCTGCCTTACATTTATGGTGGAGACGAAATGACTCCCATCATTCAGGTTCCTTAAAGTTATCTTTAATTTTCCCTCCCATATGGGAGGGAAATTTGTTTTTTATTAAAATTTATGATATAATATTTATATAAAATGAAAGGAAGGTAAAAGAAATGACCAATGTTGAATTGATGGAGGGTTTGGAAATTCTTAGTGTGAGCGATGCAATGCCCGTGGGAATAAGCGTTCTTCTTGGAATTTTATGTTTTGCAGTCATAGCATTGAGTACTTATCTATTAGTTGATAGTATTATGGAAGGTAGCGGAGTTGAAGTAATTACTAGTTTAGCTTTTATTGGTATTGGAATGTTTTTAAGTGGAGTAATAGTTAGTGAAATTTTTTCGCCCACTCCAATTTATAAAGTATTAGTTGATGACTCTGTTTCAATGAAAGAGTTTTATGATAAGTATGAAATTTTGAGCGTCGAAGGGAAAATTTATACAATTAAACCCAAAGGAGAATGAAAATGAAAGTAATTTTCTTAGATATAGATGGTTTGAATTTTATATACTTCCATATCTAAAAACCTTACTTTTATTTAGAAGGTGATAAGAATGGGTTATATTTATTAGATTACTAATTTAGTAAATAACAAAAAGTATATTGGTCTAACTACTTCTACTATCCAAGAAAGATGGAAATAGCATTTATAGGCGTTAAACAGTGGAGTTGATTACGCTATTTATAAAGCTATGAGAAAATATGGGTTAGAGAATTTTGTCATTGAAGAGTTGGAAGAAGTTCCTAATGACCAGTTAAATGAAAAAGAAAAAGAATATATCAAGGTCAAAGATAGCTATATTAAAGATGGCAAAGGTTATAATTTAACTCGCGGTGGAGAAGGCGGTTCTACCATAGATGTTGAGTTAATATATAGACTTTGGGATTCTGGACTATCAATTAAATAGATATGCGAACAATCTGGACACGACCGGAGCGCTGTGCGAAAAAAACTATAGGCTTATCAAAATTATTCTTTAGAAGAATCAAATAAGCGTGGGGATGCTATTCAAGGAGAAAATAGGCACATACCCGTATGTCAATTTTCTTTAGACGGTATTTTCATTAAAGAATTTCTTTCTTGCTCTGAAGCCGAATTAGCTATGGGCATAAGCGCTAAAGCAATATGGGCATCTATTAAAAATAAGGGAACCTCTGGCGGTTATATCTGGTGCTATCCAGAAGATAGAGAGCATATCAAACCACGTAAAGGTCAAATATATAAACAGAAAGTAGAGCAAAGAAGCAAGGAAAAAGAGTTAATTGCTGTTTTTGAAAGCGCGGCCGAAGCTTCGCGAAAAACAGGAATCTCAGACACTCAGATACGAAAAGTCTGCCAAGGAAAAGGTATTACGGCAGGCGGATATTATTGGAATTATAGAAAGGTAGGTGATGCTTAATGGGTATCAAGATTATTTTTCTTGATATAGATTAGTGATGGTGTTGTAAACTGCTGGAGTACCAAAGAGCGCGCACCCTCTAAAGTAATCGGTGTAGAACAACGACTCATTGCTCACATTAAAGAAATCGTCGACGCTACTGGCGCCAAGCTTGTCTTGAGTTCTACGTGGCGTAAGGATTGGGCTTTTGATTTGATGAATGGTAAAGACTGGTACTATCTGCGTGATGAATTTGCAAAACAGGGGCTATACTTTCTTGATTATACTCCTAGCCGTAAAGATTCTCATCGTGGTGAAGAAATCAAAGAATGGCTTGAAAGTACTGGCTATGATGTAACATCTTATGTGGTTATTGATGATGAAATGTTCGATATTTGGGATTTACATGATGGTCATACGGTTCAAACCTCTTTTGACCATGGAATCAAGCCTGGCGCTGTCAAGATGGCAATTGATATTCTTATGAAGGAGGATAATCCATATGGAACGTAATTTTTAGGTAGTTGATCTTGTAGATGAACATAATGGACGTTATTTGGGCTAGGCCTTATATTGTGATGAACGAAAAGAGTGTCCTTTTCATACTATTAATTTCAGTCGTACCGCTGCTGGAGAAATGGTTGAAGCTTTTTTAACAGGAGCGAAAGAAGTTGGTGGTAATATTAATTTAACCCATGTAAATATGCCAATAGAAATGAATATTTACACTCCCTATGAAGAAATAAGAAATACCATTATAAAAGAAATGTCTATTAGATCAGATAATAATAGTACAAAAGAGGAGCATTAAGCTCCTCTTTTTTGATTTTTTATAAAATTTATGGTATAATATATGTATAAAGTAAAGGTGGGATAAAATGATAGTACATTATGATGAAGAAAATGATGAATATTTTATTAAAGAACGTATTGGAAATCAAACCATGAAAATGGTTTTTCAGATGTATAACTGGAATGAAGACACAATCTTTTTTAATGTTTATCTCACCTTGTATAACAAACGTAATCAAATTAATAGTAATGAAACACAGGTTAAAATGACCGGAGAAAATCCTTTACAAACTTTCTTTGTGGTTCGTAAGGCATTTAGATATCTCGTTTGGAAAGTATTGGATGAATATAATTGGAAATACGATCTAATTATTTACTGCACTTGGTTAGACAATAGACGGCGTGATGCCTATTATAAGTATCTATCTACTTTAGGTTATCGCTACGGGCGCATTGATGGTGAAAAATGTATTTTTAAGAGATATAAGAAAGGAATGGAAAGTTATGAGCAGATATGAGGTTGTTTATTTTGGTGCCTTCTTCTCCGATGATAAGGAAAATAAATATAATAGTTATCCCGCACGGGATTGGGATGATGCTTATGACTTTTGGACTATGATTAAGGAAGATTTTCCTGGATGTTATATTAAAGATAATGATTATGATGTTTGCTTTGATGGTGATTGGTATTAAGAAAGGATGATTTAAATGCCTGCTTATAAGAAGCCTAAATATACAATTGAGCAGTCTCAAGAAATTATGATGCGCGCTTTTGGCGCGCTGTGTGATAGTGATAAGCCTATGACCATTGATGAAATTCAAAAAGCGGATTTGTTTCTTGTTAGCACGACTACTCAGAAGATGGCACGAGTTCTAAATGAATTAGTTGAAAAGGGTGTTATTGTAAAGACTAAGTCAAAAGCTAAGGGCAATCGTATGGTGTATATGAGTATTGAGGTGCTTGAAAAACAGGGTTATGACAAAGAGAGGTTGGTGTGCTAAATGAAGCTGTGGATTGACGACGTGCGGCAGCCGCCAGAAAGTTTTATCTGGTTGGTTTCTGTTAATGATGCCAAGAATTTTATCAAAACAGTAGAAACTAGAAGCTCTAATAAAATCGAGTTGATTGATATTGACCACGATGCTGGTTATTTCGTAGATGACGGCGGCGATTACATCAAACTTCTTGATTGGCTCGAAGAAACAGGCCGTAGTTATCCTATTCGTATTCATTCTATGAATCCCGTCGGAGTTCAGAATATGCGCGCAATCATTCGGAAGAATGGATGGAAAGAAGTGCAATAAACCAATTGTTGGCTTAAAAAAATATGATTTTTGATATTTAAGACTAAGATTGTTAGGAGATTAAGATAATGAATACTTTATTTGATATTGGGGATAGGGTAAAATATATTAAGGCTAATGATGAAAAAGATAAAAGAGTAGGTTCTCACCCTTCTATTGGAACCCTTGGAACCGTAGTTAATTTTAGTTTTTTAAACGTAACCTGTCCTAAAATTCGTGTTCGTTGGGATGATGCTATTGGAGGTATATATTTTACGTGGTGTAATGTTGAGGATGTAGTAGAAGCTGAAAGTCCTTATGATCCTTCAAAAGAAGGGTTCAGTAGAATTGTGAAAAAGAGTAAAAAGTATGACCGAGATGATAAAAATAATACGTATGAAAGAGCAGCAGATAGGCTGAAAAGCAGTGATATTCTACATAAATTATGTGATGCAGAACTTGAAGTAGCTAAGGATATGCATGGCATGATTTGTGTAAAGTACAAAGGAGCAGAAGTTGCTAATAAAGGCATGTTACTGGGAGTTTGTGGTCGAGGCATAACTTTTGAACTTGCCTGCACGGATTATCTAGAGCAGATTCGCGGTAAAAAGTTAGTTTTTGATGCTTATGGTAATTATAGAAAAGAGATAATGATTTCTCAATAAAAGGAGAGGAAGCATTAATGGTTATTGAAAAAATGCAAATGCATTATGAAATGGCTACAAAAATTGTTCCTAAGGAACAAATTATTGGCGTTTTCCTGCGCGGTAGCCAGAATTATGGTCTTGAAATTGAAACCTCTGATGTAGATACCCTTTGTTTGGTTGTTCCTTCTGTTGAAGAATTAGTCAGAGCAGAAAGACCTCTTTCTGAGGAAGTTCTTGTTGGTGAAGATGGCGGACATATTACCTTTATGGACATTCGGGATTTTGTAAAAAAGCTTATGTCTCAAAATCCCAATGTTCTTGAAGTCTTATTTGCCAGGTTCGCAATTCGTAATACCGACTTTGGAATGAATTGGTACGAACTTTATTCAAGACGAGAAGAAATTGCCCATTATAATGAAAAACAGATGCTTAATACTACCGTCTGTATGGCAATTACAGAATTAGCACGAATGAAGAAGGGAAAATACACAGACAAAGGATTGGTCTTAATTCTCAGACTTCGAGATTTAATGATTAATTATATGGCAGGCGAAAGTTTTGAAAACAGTTTGCGCCCTAATGAACTTATCTTTCTGCA